TCACTATCAATACCGGATGCTTTGAAAAATGAGTTCAAACTATCCATCGTTTCTTTCAGTTTTTCTTGTAAATCGTCTTCCGACACGCCATCAAACATATTCATTGCATCGCCAAAATTGGTTTTGTCTTTTACCGCACTAATTGCCGATAACAACAAGACTTGCAAATATTTCCATATAGACTGATGTGTTTTCTCGCTGACATTTTCACAATTATAGAGAACTTTAAAATCGACCCCGGGTAAAAAGTTGGTGTTTGTAGTACTTTCGGGTTTGAAAATATCATCATTTTGATATAAAATATCGAAAAATCTTTCGGGCAAAATAGTTATACAGTATTCAAAAACATGTCTAACTTCTTGTTCGGGCATTTCTAAAGTCGTCCATTTTTCCCATAAATGTTTGTATTCGGAGAAAGTTATAGATAAATCTCGTGTGAAGTCTACTAGAATATTAGCAAAGTCGGATGGGACCTTTAATATTTCGGGGGCTGTATCAGGACTTGGTCTATTATGTGGTTTTGTATTTTTCTTTGGTTTTGATGGCATAATGGGTATATATTGTTAGTTATTTATATTTTTATATCGTATTACGCATAATTATAATTGTACGTAATACAACATAAAAATAAATACTATGTGTATCTATATTATGAATTATCCGGTAATTATTTCATATAGCAATAACGGCTATTTTGATTTTGCAAAAAATATGCTTATCAATTTAAATAATACTATCAAAAATCATAAAATACATTTTTATTGTTTAGATGAAGAAATATACAATAATATTTCTAAATTGGATTTGCCAAATATAAATGTAACATTTGAACTAGTATCAAATCCAAATATTTCTAAAAACTTTGAAAACTATGGAACACCGCGATATAATTTGATAACCCATATGAAAATGTATATTTTGAAACATGCACTTAGTAAATATGGGTTTATACATTTTATAGATTGTGATGTAGTATGTATAAAAGAACCTGATATATCGCATTATATAAAATACGAAAAATATGATATTGTATTTCAATACGATGCCGGAATGTATTCACCTACTAAATTGCATTCCGGTATATTACAGCATATTTGGACTTGCACTGGAAATACAACATTTAGAAATTCTTCAGAAACACAAATGCTATTAGATAAAATTATAGAATATCAAAATAAATATAAAAACAAAAATGATCAAGAATGTCTGTATCAGTATTTTCAAGATATCGGGATAACAGATATAACTACTTACCGCCCTGCTAAACTGTTTACATACAACATAGATGAATATACAAATGGGTATTGGTTAAATAAAGATATAGGGTCTTTGGATAATACGTATTTTTTTCATGCCAATCATGTTACTGGTAGAAATGAAAAAATACGCCTTCTTAAAAAAGCAGGTCAATATTTTCTATAAAATTGCAAGGTAATTTTTTGTGAATTATATGACTTGGTGCTTGCTTGTGGATACAAAACATACACCCTAGATTTTTTTGAGGTCATTTTTAGCACCTTTAGGTGCCTCATACGACTTGGTTATTTCTGGTGGATGATAAAATCATCCACCAGAAAATTGCAATTCCTACAAGGTGCGTCTTTAGACGCACCTTGTAGGATTGGTTGTTTCTGTAAACCACCAAAGGTGGTTTACAGAAAATTGAAATACTTTTTTATGTTTACTCTATGGCATATCATTTAATTGCCTGATTAAGAACTCAAACAAACTCGTTAAGCTATTACTACTATTATTCAAACAATGTCATCAACTATTACTAAAGCTTTTATTCCTCGCGTTCTTCCCAACGTGACTATATCTCAGATACGTAGTGTATTTTCCGCTAAACAAATAGGTAAGGTCGCAAACATCGATATGCGTCATCGCAAAAATGAAAAAAATAATCAGTACAGTTTTGTATTTCTCGAGCTCGCTCTTTACAATACTAAAGAAGCAACCGAACTTACTGAAGATATCGCAAACACAGGATTATCTAAAGTATTCTATGACAAAAAAAATTATTGGGAAGTTAAACCGTTTCTTTCCAAAAGTCAACGCATCTCTATGATTATGTTTCCAGATGAAGCATCTGAAAACCCAGATGTTCAAGAAGACGTTCCGGAAGAACAAAACGAAGAAATATCATCTATCTGCGCAGAATTACTTACTCCTACATACAGCTATGACATCGCTATTCAAAGAATGTCTGTTCATTCTCAACTATTACGCGCTCATTTCATTCGCGAAGTTAAAAAATCAACTTGCTACAAATGTGGGAAATGCAGCAGTCCTCACTATGCGCGATCTATCTTTTGGAAAAACTATGCATTTTGCAGCCAATGGTGTCAATATGACATAGAATACAATATTCATACCAATTGGCGCAAATCACAACAAACCACAGAAACAACAAAGCAGCCATATATGGATGAATATGACACTTTTGATGAACAGCCAGTGTCCAAGTTTATTGAAATGTTCAAGTGTTTGCAAGATGAAGTCGCTCAAGAAATGCAAGCTATTCAATCAATTTGCCGAGAGCTTGTCAAACGCCCGTCGGTATTTACAGCCCGAGACCGCAAGGAAATGGAACAAGATTATGAAGAATTAGCAAGAGAGATTATGTCATAAACAATATTTTGTATTTGTATTTCATATTTTCATATTTCATATTTTCATATATTATATTTTGTATTTGCATATTTTGTAAAAATTATAAACAAAAAGGTAGTTAACCTTTTTTTTTCTTCAAATTGAAAAATATATTTAAAGATATATAAATATGTCATACGTTCACGCATTAGACTTGGATGCGTTAAAACTCGCATTCAAGCAAATCATTGATATAGATACAGATTTATTTGCAAAACAAAAAACTATCGACCACGAATTAGAAAAACTAAAGCAAACCCATAATGCACTTATTAAAGAAAACAATAAAAAGATTTTCATTTTTTGCCTAGATTCGTTTTATTTTCAGTATCGCATTTTACATCAAGAAATGGAAGATTTGTCTAGATTCATTATTATTTTAAATAACAAAATGTATGGAGAATATTATAAATTGTATAACATTATTGTTGCTCAATTGAATGAACGCAATATTTTATTGCAAACGATTTCGCAACACAAAAAATACCCGGTTTACAAAGATTTAGAACAACTGAAAGAATATTCTATAGCCGATATTAGTGAAATACACGACACAATTTTAAATATTATAAACGAATTATACATTTTCTATAGCACGAAACAACAAACTGTAAAAGACTATTCACATACAAATAATATCAATATGTCTATAACCAATTTCATCCATACATTGGAATATGAAAATACATTAATACGAGAACAATTGTATTTGTATGTGAGTTATATTGAGTTTTTTCATTCTACTCAAAGGCGATATCTAGAAAAATTATCTAAACGTATGGCTAATTTTCAAAAAGATGTTTCAGAAAATATAATAAATGATGCAAATACCTCATTTATAGAAAATATATGTAATATAAAGGATGTGGTTAAATCATCGCCAAGTTCTCCAGCTAGTTCTGTATCTTCCGAAATATGTTCTGTTGAAAGTATCGACATTTTAGAATCAGATAAAATGGGTGTAGATATACCGATATTACAAACAACGATATTGGAAAATAGTGTTATATCAAATTCCAACCGCGAAAATAGAATGAACATTGCGTACAATTTGGGATTAGATGGTATAATAACAGTTGATGATGCGGAAGACTAATATTCGGACATTATTGTCTATATAAATGATATACTCTATGACTAAAGAAGAAAAAACCGAAGAAGAAAAAACTGATGCCGGAAGTAGTAATGCAACGAATGCAAAACCATTAGAATGGACACCAGAAAACGAATATATTATGATTGAATGGTGTGATGTTGCACAATGCTATAAATGGCTAAATACACGGGCTCATCAAAAATATTCACAACAACACGCCTGGTTTACTATACCAACTATAGTTCTCTCCACTGTTACTGGAACTGCGTCTTTCGCTCAAACCAGCTTGCCATTAAATTATCAGCCATACGCACCAATGGTTATAGGAACTATTAATATATGTATAGGTGTATTAACTACTATTCAACAATATTTGAAGATTTCCGAATTGAATGAATCGCACCGGGTTGCTGCAATTGCGTGGGATAAGTTCGCGCGCAATATTAAAATAGAATTGGCTAAATCTCCTTTAGAACGGATTGAATGCGGGCATTTCTTGAAACATAGTAGACAGGAATATGACCGTTTGATGGAAACTTCCCCTTCGATTCCAACAGATATATTAGCCGAGTTCAAGAGAAATCTTCCTGGAAAACTGGGGTCTGATCAACGTAAAAAATACGATTCACTTAAAAAACCAGATATATGCGATACGATTATTTCGGCTAAAGATACCTTGTATGACCGTTCAAAAGATATTTTGAAAGTACCTATGGAATATTCTGACGCAAATATTATCAATATGGATGAATTGGAACAAAAAGAACGCGAATTGTATATTTATAAGCGGGCTGAAGAAATACGAAAGGCAGAACGGGCGGAAAAAGAAAAAGAACAACACAAATACGAAATCCACACGAAATTGTCTAAAATTGCAATAGAGGCTGCTAAAAAATTAAAGTATGAGTATAAAAAAATGGACGATTTTGTTGCAACATTTTTGGCAATGCACGGTCGAAAACCGCTTCCTGATGAAATCGAATCTAATTTCAAAGATGAAATACCTGAAGATTTATTGAAAAAATATTTGGAAAAATATTTCGCAAATGATGGTGATGATAACGTATAATGATATAACTATTATTTGATGAAACTATATCATTATATTGGTATGTAAATGGTTCATTAACAACGTAAATAATAAAACTAAGGCTGTGTAATCGTTTATTTTTTTTCGGGTTTTTTTAATTTTCGGATGATTGTAATAGATTCTCCTATAACAAGTTTAGGCTTAGTTATTTTAATTGGCCCAGGTTCTCTCAACGCTACTGTAGATTTAGGAACAGTTGTGGTAACACCCGGTTCTTCTACCAACTCGCGATGTTCTGATGGCATTGTAATAGCTGCAACTGAATCGGTTATTTTTTCGATTTCTTCCGGTGCAATATTTTCAGCAGAATCCAAAACTGGCGAATAATTGTCTATAACTACTTTTTCTTTGGTTGACAATTTGCGTATTTTTGGCTTTTTAATTTCTTCTTTAGCTGATTTGTTTGCTAATTCTAATGCGTCTTGAACTTCTTCTGCTTGTTTTGCTAAATCTCCCAACATTTGTTTTGATACGAATTGTTTGTATATCCGTTCCGCATCCACATTATGCGTTTTCTTAAACACGAAATATCGGTTCATAAATGAAATCCATTTTTCGTCTTCCGTCATTGTTGCCGCCCGTCTATAATCCGCAGCTTTTTGTGGATTTTGTTCAATTTCAGATTCCATTTCCGTAAACAATTCGCTAAACATACCAGTTCCATTTGGTAGGCCCATAGGTGTGGCTTCCTCCTTTTTAATTAATACAAATCCATAATTGCTCAGCATTTGTACTAAATAATCAAAGTTAACTAAATATTCTGGGAAAGTTTTGTTGATAGAATCTTGATATACGTGTATCATATAACTCAGACTAGTCTCGTCATCTGGAAATCCGGTTTCGTCATACATTTTTGTTATTTCATACACTTTACGATCGTGTTTCATTATAGCAATTCCTTGACCTTTTTGTTTCTGTTGCAATCGCTTGAATACAGTTTTGCCGTCATAACACGTTCCAATGAAATATCCACCCATTGCAGTGCATTCCGCTAAATTGCGAAGAAATTCGTGAAATACAACATTGTTTTCGAAGAAATAATGGAGAGCAAATTGGCAAGACGATATATTGAATCCTTCTTGAGCTACCCCGTATTGTTTGTATACGGCTTCTTTGAGAACCTGGCGGTCTTTTGGTCCATTTCCGAAAATTGCCCTAGCGATCTGTTTTTCTTTTTCAGTTCCAAATGCTTTTCCTGAACGTATATTATTGCCACTATTACCTTGGAGGAAAAGGGCTTTAGGAAAATCTTTCGTATATTCTTTGGCGGATTTAATATAACGCGCACAAGCTCCATCGAGTGGATCAAATATATTAGAATTGGATTTATCAATACCGAAAACGAATCCCAAGTGGGACCTGATCCATTTAGGCAAATCACCCGCTTTCCCTACCGCATAATCAATGAGCGTTTGTTTTCTTTGAGATACACCTAATATGATCTTCTTTTTGACATAGAGATTGTGAAAATCGCGCAGACCATCCGTATTGGTCTCTCGGCTATCGCGGTTGTAATACACATCATCATCTTCATCTATTTCCGGAATACCTTGCCCAGTCATAATCATATCCTTTGTTATAGGATCGTGTATTGAATGCCAATTGCTGTTTGCTACGTGATATGCATTTCCGTAATTGGGAGAACCATTGCGTAGTTCGGCGGTTTTGTCATATCTAACACGTAATGGAACCCATTTCCAAGGACCAGATAAATTGATGTCATATCGGAACTCCACAATCGTATGTTCTCCAAATACTTCGTGTTCTTCTGTATACATTTCTCCCATTTTCAATTCGATATTGCAATAACATGCATCCTCGTCATATGGATTAGTAGGACGAAATGGAACTGGGCTATATTTTTCCTCATTGTCGTATTTCACATTGGGGAGATTATCAGTTATCATCGATTCAAAAGGGTTTATAAATCGGTGTTTTTCTTTATCGAACCCGCAACATAAAATTAACGTTTTGTATTGCCGGACTGAGTCTCTATTGCTAAAGTTCTTGCCCTGTTTGAAAATATTATGCACTTCGTCTTGTCCATTTTTGTCTTTTTTTACTCGAACTAAGAAATCGATTGTATTAAACTCGGCGGGTTTCCATTTAAATGATTGTTCCCATAGCGGTTTATTCAGACTTCCTGCAATACCGTCTGTATTGGCGGCGACCCCGGTATTAATCGGTGTAAATATGAGACCATCTGTGTTATATTCGTATATCCCCTGGTCAATATCAGACAATATGGTTGCACAAGCCCTGAATATAGAATTATTTATATTAGCCACTTGAAATTGTTTGCATTTGATGCGGAAATTGCAATTATCGGCGGGTTTTCCTGCTGTGCTGGCGGATTTTACGATAGATTTTGGTTTTATAAATGCGGTTGCATTGATGAGAAATAAACGGCGATAATGTTCTTTTCCTTCTTCATAATCAGCATCCGCGTTTTCGTCAAATGCATATTCTCGGACGCTTTTGCCTTGTAAATAGTATATATCGAATGCCGCAAATAAATTGATGTATTCACCTTTTTTATTGTATTTTATATGTTCTCCGTCCAACAATGTATTTAGGACAGTTTTTTCTTCGGTATATGCTCCAGTAAACAAAACGTTCATATTTCCGTCAATGAGATATATACGTCCATTATCAGCAACGTATAGCAAACTACGTATTCCATCTGCCTTGTCAGTTACGCAATAGTTTTGCAAAATATTTGGAACTGACCGATCGTCGGTCTTTATCAGGTTTTTCATTTGTAGAGTTACGGAAGAAGGTCCGCAGAAATCATTTGATTTTATGCGACGCATTTCGAAATCTGGACCGTATAATAGTTTCATATATTCAAGGAGAACCTTGTCCTTTTCCGAATAAGCTATAGGATAATTGGTTCCTTGTATTCCACTCAGTACAATTCTAATACCTTTTCTTAGTGCTTCCAACAATTTAGGCGCAGTGTCGTATTTTGTTCCGACCCCCACTTTTGTATTATCCAATTCCAATTCAACCTCATATGACTCCGGATTTTCAAACACACCGGCGTCCTGCATTGTATATTGCGGAATGGGCACTTTCCCCGTTTTTTTAGATGATTTTATAATACTTATATCTAGATAGAACGGCAAACTGGGGTGTTCGAATCGGACACGGTTCATATAACGGAATATCTTTTTTTGGTTTGTCCAATCGCGAATAATACTTTTACCTACATTAGAGTCTTTCGAAAAATCCTGTTCTTTTTTATAAGAACATCGAAAATTGAAGTCTTCGAAATCTACTGGAAATAGAGTTTCGCCCTCTTTTTTTTGCGCGAGGGTTTTCTGTGTAAACTTCACCTTACTTTCTCCGGAAAATATCATATTAGGTTTGTCCAATATTTTTTGTAGATTGTTGGTTTTGCAATAGTCCTGTATAACATCGATACCAATTAATTCGGCGCGAATATTGGAGGTTTTGGTTTTTTTAGTGCGCGTGTCATAATATTCATTATTCATACGCAACATATAAAGTCCTTCTGGTTCTTTTGTTGCAAATCCGGCCGCCTTGAATTGCCTGACAATATTGTCATAGTCAATTTTTGTTATAGGACGACCTTTTTTAGGATTTGTTCCAAACGCAATTTCCAGTTCATTCGTTTTTCCTCCGACGGAAGAAATCGGATTACTTGCTAAATAAAAGGAAACCATTTCTTCAAATGCTTTTGTGCTATCCACGGAGTTCAGTTTTGCTTCAGCACTAGCAATCGCTTGCGCTTCGGCAATAGCCCGCTCTCGTTCCATAGAGGTTTCATTTATTTCACCGGATTCCAATTTCTGGGGTTCGGTATCCTTGTCGTCCTTTGTCCGAGTCGGTTCATTCGACTTCTTCCTATATTTGTTAAGTAATGCTTGCATAATAAATTGTTATATAGTATTTTTACATATTATTTCTATATATTTTTCTATATCTTTCTTTCAATTTTGTATAATTCAGTTCCAAGTTTAGCATAGATAGTCATATGAGGGGAACGTTATGTCCATAACAAACTGTGCCATATTTTGCCATACAAATCCGGTTTAGGCAAACTCTTTCGTCCAGAGTTCTCCGGAGTTTTCTCTGCGACCAATTCTGGTATTTTAGCCGCAATTCCAACAAGTTCTCCGATTTTATATGTAGATATACCTTTCAATGGTTTATCTGGAGCTGCAATATAAATGTATTCACGAATAATGTCAGATACGTCTTCTATTTCTTCTGTGAAAAACCCATATTTCTTATTTTCCGTATATTTTATTACGAGCCATTTGCCAAGTTCTCCTACTCCTGATTCCAAACTGGTAATATTACTGATAGACCGATCATCGTATCTATATTCCAAAAATGTTTTGTTGATTGTATTTAGCAATGTTATGTTTTTCTTGTAATATACGGAAAATGCAACTAACGATAATAACGAAGTTTTCGCATTAGTCATTAAATCCGACATAATTTCTTGATATAGACCGATTGTTATTTTGCGATTGAGATTCTTTAGCACATTTTTATTTGATTTTAAAAACTCCACGATTTTCTGTTTTTCCGCGATTTCGGCGTTGCCATATTTATTTCCTATTGCTAAATACTGTTGTTCTCCATAATGAGAAATATACATACACCAAAATAGTGTATCCATTTTATCTGGCACAATTAAATGAGAAGAAATACATTGAGGAGGTTTTTCAGGAGTCGAAGGCGTGGGAATAATAGTCGGCACAGGTTCATTTAGGGAACTTGTAGTTGCAGGTTTGACAGTATTTTGAGCCATAGTTATTGTGCGCAATACATCTTTCGACAACATCCATTTATTTAAATTGGGTATAGTTTGAATATCATCAAACTTGTTATACGGATAAAAAGTTTGATATAAAACAGAAGACATTTAGGTATATGTTGGATTATTGGTTTATTAACACTTAGGTGTATATATAACTATAGTATTTGGTCTTTATATTCTTTTTCACCAAAAAATGTGTTTTTGAAGTCCAGTTTTTGGGTTTCAAGTGAAGAAAGCGCGGCTTCTTGTTCTTCAATGTATTTAACGTAATTAAAAATATCGGCAATTGATTGTTCAGGTAAAAGTGATAGATTTACGTATACACCACTTTTGTTCTCATTTAGCGTAACCGTATTATTTTTTTTGAGTATTTTTAAGACTTCTATATGATGATGCTTATTCAGGTTCTCAATTTTATATTTTAATTCTTCCAGCTTAGACATTGTCATTTAGTCATAGATTACCGTATTATTCTATATCATTTAGAATAATAAATATTTGTACAAAAGTTTTATGATTCGCCGTCACTGGAAATATCTCCTTTATTATATTCACCCAAATCTTCTATATCTCCTCCTACCTCATGATGTTCTAAATATTCGCCGCCAATTTTAAGTGGACGTTTTTGCGCAGGCGCATCGCGTTTTTCTACTACTTTTCCTATAACATCTATACAAGGATCATTTAGCTCAAACCGAACACCAATAACTCTTACACGTACAACATCTTTTTCTTTTACTTCGGAGAACCTGACATCATTATAGTTATGATCGCGTGCAATATGGGCAGTTATTGGAACCTCGCCGTGTTTTCCGATAACCTCGGCGTGAATACCTGCCTTTGTTATTGTTTTAGCAACACATTCAATGAGCATTCCTTCCACTGGTCTACAAATCATACATTCAAATACTACTTGAAACTCAACAAACCCAGTATTTACAAGACCATTCGAATATGTTTTTACGATAACGGATTTAGGTTGAATATAACCGTCTATGCCACATTTGCCTTCGACTTTTGCAGCAATCTTTTTCTCCAGATTTTGCCGAATATTCTGCCCGATTTCTCCTATAGCCAGGACTACTTTAGTTGTTAATAATGATTTGATATAGACGCCATAAAACTTTTGCTCGGTTTGAGGTTTCTTTTCAGCCATTCGTTATATAGTTATATAATACAGATATATTTATGTCATTCCTAGATAAAAATATATCCAGTTCAATTTTCTTGTATTAAGCAATATGAAAATTACGTAGAAAATGATTTTTTAATGGCTTCACTTAAAATTGCTTGCTCAGGAGACAAATAATAATACTTGCCGTTCAACTTTCGTTCACTGAATAATCGCATAAGTACTTCTATAGCAATACATATTCCAAGTTGATTGACAAACTCCGTATTTTTATCCGTGTATGTTGGTTTATCTAAAGGAGAACCAACCAATGTATTTAGCAATTTAATAACTTTATCTTTTCCAGCATCGTCGATTCTTGCACCAATGTTATTGCGCTTTTCGGTCATATCCTTCACTTTGAAAACCATTTCACGTTCATTGGTTTTCTTCGATACAAATGGAGTTATAAATCCAATTAAGGAGAACATATTTTTGGGGGTTCTTTCTAATTGAAAACGGCGTAGTTCTCCGGCCATTAGCGAATAATCTTCTTGGTCAGCCTCGGTCCATTCCCCGGTTTCCGCATTTTGCATAATCAAAATGAGTGTGTCATCTTTTATAGTAACAAATCCAGTTTCTTCGCCGGATTTTACTATTTTGGTTTCTAAATAGTCGAATATAATTTGTTCTTTAGGAGAACTTGGAGTATTATTTAAATTATAGAAATGGTGTATAACATCCAGTTTATCGCTATATGACAGAGACTCCATAAAGTGTAATATGACGTATTTTTCAAAGAGTTGGTCGGTTATTCCAAACTCTGTTCTTATTTGTTGTATCGGAAGGTCGTGGTACACTGTTTCCACCTCTACTTTTTTCGCCTTACCTTTGCCTTCCCCCTTTGTTTTTTGTTTTTCTATATACTTGTTCTCCGGTTTCGAATAATGATATATCATACCTGCGTGTTCATACCAATCTGATTCTCCCTTTTTCAGAGTCGTTGTATGTAAAAACCCTTTCTTGGTTGTTTTTGGGTCCCCGGTTTCAATTCCATTGAAACATATGTCTAAATTGCGCATAATTTCGGAGAACTTAGATTTAGGAATTTCGGTTATATTGGCCGGTTCAATATCGGCCGGTCTTTCAGATCGTGCATCGACCACTCGAGGTTCATTAACCGGCAGTTTATCTACTTTAGCCGATTCAAATGTACGGTCGGTTTTATCTATTTCCAGTGTTATATTATTACGTTTATGTTCAATTGGTGCAGTGCGTTCGTAAATAGACGCATTTTCATCGGTTATTTCAATAGGTTGAAATACATAAAAGGCAGTATCTGTATTTGCGTCATATTTGTCGATTAATCGCCCGGTTCTCCCATATGCATCTAGTAAATACTCATTTTTGTTGGTTATTAATGCCGATAGAGCACTGTATATTTGTTCAATCGGGTATTGTTTAACAATAGTTATAGCATTGATGAGATGTTCTCGTTCATAATATGCGTTATTTAAATACGGCATTGTACCCTCTATTGCCGGCATTTTTTCCCTAAATAATTCGCGTATGCGTTTTATAATACGATCTTGATTTGTCTGTGCAAAAGTATTGTTATAGTTCTCATTTCGTGGGGTTGTTATTGTTTCCATTGGAGAACATACAAACTCGCAATTTTTCATATAGTCGCACATTTCGCTAAATGGTCTATCGCCGATTTGGAAAGGGATTTCTTGTCCATATCTAGAAAGTTTAATGGTTATATCTTTATTGGCCGCATTACTCAATAGTTTTTGAACGGAAAAATTGGTTTGTCCAATATTCAATATACAATCCACGGCTATTGTTTTTAATACGCGAGTTACTTGCCCGATTTGTATGGCTTTTTTCTCCGCATAACGGTAGACATATAAATCCGCGCTCTCTTCTTGAACCTCGGGTTCAGATTCATTGCTGGATGACACTGGTAATATAGTTCCGTGTAAATATATTTCTACATTGCGTTTTTTGAAATCTAATTTGCAATGACTCAAATTACGCACAGCACGCCCAATAATTTGTTCAATACGATTCATATTATACCACGGTTCCATTATATGGACTTGTCGGATATGTTTGAAATCGAGGCCTTCGGCCCCGGCCCGGGATAGCAATATGACTTTCACATTTTTCCCGTCTTTATTATCCGGGTGTGTCAATACCTTTATATCGCCCGAATTATTGTGAGAAAAAGCTTTGTCGCCAGTAATCATAACATATTTAGCCGGATGGAATGGCGTGTCTTTGGTCTTTTTCTGCATTTTATAATCCACAAGTTCTCCCGGTGAAGTTGCAAATAAATTGGGGGTATTAGGCGTAGAACCAAAACGAGAGAACCCCATTTCTTCTAAAGCTAGAGCCATAGGAACTAATCCGCCATCAATATATTGCGAATAAATCATAATAATACCCTTGCCTTCCTTAATACAATTACATATTTCTTCTATTTTTGCACTGTATTTTCCGATATGTCTAGGTGCGAAAATGCGGTCTTTAATTTCTGGTTTATAGGAGAACTTGTATTTTAATTGCATCATATCCTTGGTTTCTTTGACATAATTCATTGTATTTCTCAAACCAGATTCACCCACTAATGCCTTTGATATTTCATCATCTTCGTTAGATAGAGATAGAGAGCTTTTTGTCGGGTTCTCCAAAACCGGATTAGGATATACAATATTTAGGGCTTCTATTAATAATTGCAATGATGTATATCCAAATGATTCCATATCTTCAAACGCGGGCATTTTTCGTAATCGGCCAGTCGCGGTATATTGATCATTGGATTTAGCCTTCATTTCATCTAAAATACGTTTATATCCCTTATATTGTACCGAGTCGGGTTCTAATGTAGTGGCAAATACGTCTATATATTTTATACGTTCTTCTTCTGAAATCGGATTTCCATTTAATTGAGCAGATGGATATGGCTGATTTAGGAGAACATATTTCATTTCCGCAAATTGTGTGGGATATACGCGATATGGAAATGTATATGGGTTCTCGCCTCGGACATACGATATATATCCAGTTAGTTTTCTTATTAACAGGGATTTTCCGTCCTCTGACATCGTTCCATCCGAGAGTTGTTTAGCCGGTACCCACCCCCCTTTAGAATCAAAGACGTCGGATACTTTAATAGTTGCCCGTTTGTCGTTTATATTCATTAGATTGGTCAGCCATACTATTTCTTGGTATGAATTGAACATCGGGGTTGCCGAAAGAAGTAGGAGCCGCATATTTTGCGAATATTTAGCGACTTTCATCAAAAGCAAGGCTGTTTTTTTCCGTTCTTGGTTGTCGTCGGAAATACGTATATTATGGACCTCATCAATAATAATTAACCGGTTATCAAAAAGTTCTCTAATGTGTTTAATTAGTAATTTTTTCCGTTGCGGTTTTGTCAAGTTCTCTATATTCGCGCTTTTTTTAATAGCATTGAAAATGTAATTAGTGAGTTGTATATAGCCCATAAACAAATACGAATTATTAATAATACGTTTGATGGATGATATGACTTTTTCTTTGCTTAATCCTTTTAGATTGGTTGGATTGATTTCTTTAATGAGTGAATTACCCACACACGAATTAATGTTCCAAATACCGTCATCCGCGCTGCGGCCCTGTAAGTATTCTAATTTAGTTTCATCAAATAACTGTAATCTGAAATTGGCCTGGACGTTGGGAGAAGCTATAACCAATATGCGTTTTGTTATATTTAATTGTTTCATATAAGAACGCATTTCTTCGGCTATACCAATGGAACTACACGTTTTACCTGACCCCAAACCGTGATATAGCAATAGACTATTATAAGGGGTTTGCATTGATAAAAAGTTTTTAACAAAAAGCTGGTGTGGCGTTAATTCAAATCCGGTATTACATAAGATATCTGCCTGTTTTTCTATAGGATGTATTTGTCCATCGTATTGTGTATCGTAAAACTCTTTGTGTTTAGAGAGTTTAACAATGAAATTGGGGTCATTTAAATGGGGATATAAAAAATCATATTCATCGGTAGGATTGGCCATATATGCGTCGTGTTCTGCGCGTTCTTTCCGTAATAACTCTGCATTGTATTTGGCTTCTTCTGTGGTTTCTGCCGGTTTTATTTGGTTGGCTGGAGGAACCGGTTGTGGTGCAATTTCTTGGTCTACTTTTTTTGTTTTTTTGTCCTGGGGTCGGCCGCGTTTTGTATTAGCCTTAGCCTCAATAACATTTTCTATAGCTCCTTCGACTGCTTCTTGTGGTTGCTGTAATTTTTTGGTTTTACGAGGTGCTCTTGGTTTTTTTGCGACAGCCCCGGGTTCTACTTCTGCGGGAGCCAATTTAGGCGTTTTTTTTACAGTTCTTATTGTAATGGGTTTATCGGGGTGTATTATTAGAGGCATTGGGTTTTTAGGAACGGCTTTTTCGGGTTCTACTTCTGCGGGAGCCAATTTAGGAGTTTTTTTTACAGTTCTTATTGTAATGGGTTTATCGGGGTGTATTATTAGAGGCATTGGGTTTTTAGGAACAGATTTTTCAGGTTCTACTTCTGCGGGAGCCAATTTAGGAGTTTTTTTTACAGTTCTTATTGTAATTGGTGGACCGGGGCGTATTATTAGAGGCATAGGGTTTTTAGTTGGGATTATGTTTGTAGGAGAAACAATCGATTGTAAATCTTCTACTACCTTTTCTTGTATATCTTTCGCTTCTTCCGGAGCCGGGTCCATAATTTTGAGAGGTAATTTCAGTGGTGGCCCTTCGACTATTTTTATGCGAACATTTTTACGCACTTTTTTTTCAGCGGGTTGGTCTTTATCCATTGTATATACTATTACTATATAGTATATACATAAAATCAGGCGAAATAACTAACGTTTTATTTGTCTGCTATACAATACTAGGTTTACACAAAATAAAATTGGTTGGTTGTCAAACATGCGTGTATTTTAGAAATCATTTGTATTTTTTCTAAATTATAAGGCCGTATACAAGAAATACAATCTTCTACCGATTTCCATTGAATATCGCTCACTTCTGTATTTTCGAATGTGGTAGGATGTAAACTATCTAAATACGATATATTCATTAAATAATACTTGTGTTTATAGGATTTATAATTAGATCCAGAAAAGTTCTCTTCAAATGGAATAATATTATGGATATTTTTCAAAACCCCCGGGTCATATCCAGTTTCTTCGGAAAACTCGCGAATAGCACATTCATAATCTTTCTCTTGTATATTTCGGCGACCTTTAGGGAATCCCCATTCAGGTTCGGTCCATTGTTGATATATAGCACTTTCGTCCAATAATGTATCTAATGTACATAATTTGGATTTGATCATTATTCCGGATTTTAATGCATTATATTTTTCTCTAGACGTATTTTCTTCGGATTTATATTGATTTGATATTTTTTCACCTCCCCACAAGTTTTTCCAGAGTTCCGTAAAATTACCGGTTCGCAACCGGTTTTTTTCATCTATGGTCATTTGTTTAATCATATTCATAATATAATTACTATTATGCAATGTATATTTGCCTCTCATAAAATCGATATATCCTAAAGTATCTTTACGTCGTATCATCAAAAACTCGTATTTATTGTTTTCAGGATTACGTAGTAATCCGGAAAATGAGTTGCCCTCTACGCAATCTCCTACAACACCCCGATTTTCAGGATTTATTCGAAAAGCAACTACCCCGAAACTTGTTATAGGTATTTTACATTGATAGAATTGATGACCATTTTTCCCACAGTTGTTGCAATAGATATCATAATTATGCATATTATTCGATGAAACTAATGTATTATAATCCTATGTTTCTATATAGTTTTTCGTATTGCGATGTTATCAGATTCTGCAGTATGGGGACCTCATTTTTGGTTTGTAATACATTCTATAACACATTCTTATCCTGATGTTGCTAATCCAAATGCTATAACTAAACGTAAATATTACGATTTTATACAAAACTTGCCTCTGTTTTTACCTAATTCGGAAATGGGAGATAGATTTAGTCGAATGCTTGATAAATACCCGGTTTCGCCATATTTAGATAATCGTGCATCGTTTATAAAATGGGGATATTTCATTCACAACAAAATAAATGTTATGCTCGGAAAAGAAGAACTCACGTTTGAAGAATCAGAAGAAGCATATGAATCAAATTATAAACCTAGACCGATTTATTTAGCCGAAAAACTCAATTTAAAGAAACATTACTTATATTTTGCTCTTATTATAATGTGCATATTAGCTATTTATATGTATTACTGATTGGTATGAGTATTATTATTATTACGATTGTGCGCGTATTCATATAACTGTGTGTTCAAAAAACTTATCTAAAAGTAGTACCCAGCGTTTCTTATCAAAAATATTTTGATATTATATACTATTTGTTATTTACAATGAGATTTGAAATTGTCTTATTTGGTATTGCTGCTTTTTTGATGGCAAATATATACACTGATGGTGCATATGTCAAAAAACTATTAACTTGGAAGAAATATTATCAAATGGCCGGTATTGCATTTGGTGCATTTATGTTATATTGGTTGTTTCGTAAAAACCCATCGAAAGCCCAACAACTAATAACCGCGTCAAATGATTATTTAAAATATTTGCCAGTTGACAAAAATGCATCTATGGTTATATCACCTATTTTGGATTTTACTGCCAAAAAAGGATTTTCAAATAATCCGGATGTAGGATATCCTATAACTTCTATGCCACAAATACGCCCACATATGTCTCAATATGAACGTATTACACAATCTGGTAAAAAAGGGACAAAAAGGTCAGTAAGTGAGACAAAGAAAAAGTTCGTTGCGGCTAGTCAAAATTGGCATTGTGGCAAATGTGGCCGTCAATTACCAGCTTGGTTTGAAGTAGATCACAAAACCAGATTAGAATACGGTGGGAGTAATCACGTAGATAATCTAATTGCTTTATGTAGAGATTGCCACGGTGAAAAAACGGCTATGGAAAATCTTTAATATTAATGATATAATTTAGTGGAATACTAGTGGATTCAAACTTCATATAACTTGTATATACCGCATATTTTTGATAGGCGGTATATAGTGGAACAGTACACCTACGAAAAATATTTTATGCACATTATATAAGTATGTCAGACACCCTATTTAAAACTCCACAGGACGTATTGGGTGAAATATTTGGGTTTGGTTCAGGTCCAAAACTTAGTCGAACAACATATCTGATAAGTATATCATTTTTTATAGCATTAATATGCATATTTATTTATGTTTTCAAAAATGACATAGTAAATATTTTATTTACACTGGGGTCTGCTTTATACGTATATGATTCAGTAAAAAGGCAATTATTGATTGATTGTATAAAAAATAATATAGGAATTATTTTAGGACCCGTTTTGTTAGCTATTATTTTGTTTTACGCAACTCGTGATCCGAAAGCATTGCTCGATAATACTAGTTCGTATATGCTGGTCATAGGAACTATTGTTGCGGTATGTTTTGGCATATATTCTAGTTTGCCGGATTTTTCGAAAACGCCTTATATGCCTTTTTTAATTGGGGGTATAGTATTGTCATTATTAGCTATGGTCGGGTATTTTGCATCATATATAACTCCATCAGTCATATCAACCGTCAGTAATTTTATGCGAATAATTTTTTTATTGATGATAGTAATTGGTTTAGCAATTGGATATAAAATGTTTTCTGAACGAATTAAGTCATTAACTGGATGGCCCGGATTTTTCGCCAACTTTTTGTTTTATATTCCTTGTATGTTAAGTGATGGATTGGAATACTTATTACAACAATACCATATAACTCCCAATATAGTATTTATATTACTTATACTGGAACTAATATTGGCATTAGGATATGTTTATATTCCAAAAATTATTCAAAAGTCTATCCGGAAAACATCTATAATGTTGCAAAATAAACCAGTATATTTAGATAAAGAAATAAATGTAGGAAATATAGAGAACTTCTTGTTTAAACCACTTGGCGACAAAATAATGAATATAGAAAACAAGGACCTATCGTATCGGAGAAATTATTGCATAAATATGTGGGTATTTTTGAATATACAACCATCATCTAACTCGGCTTATGCAAATGAAACCACTATTTTCAACTACAATAATCACCCTAGAATAACACATAAAAATAAATCAGACAATAAGCGATTAAAAAATAGAAATATATACACCTTTTATTTTTCGAACACCCAAGACGGGAATACTATTGCAGATACAGAAAATACTGCTAAATATGAGCTTAGTATGCCTGACCAAAAATGGAACTTCTTGTCATTTAATTATTTTGAATCAAAAGTAGATTTATATGTTAACGGCAATTTAGAAAGAACATTTTATTTTGCAAATAATATTCCGGACTACTCTTCAAATGATTCCATTTTATTAGGAAGCGACGGTGGCATAACGGGAGCAATATGTAATGTTACGTATAATAAAAAACCACTAACCTCTGAACAAATTGCAACATTGTATAATACAAATTATTTAAAAAACCCTCCGGTTGATTTTAATGTTTGAACAAACATTTGTATAAAGTTTGCAATAAATATTTCTAGACACTATATATAATATGAATCCAGCGCTCATAATTTTGATAATTATTATTGTGGTTATCGTAGTATATGTTGTATATTACGTCTGGTTTTCCACTGGAACATTGATTGATTTGAATAAATCAAATGAAACTATATTGAACAAAAATATAACAAATCCGGCCGCTACATCATTCACATATGGTATGTGGGTGTATGTAAATAACTGGAGTTCAGGCGTTAAAGAAATAGTCAAGGCACAAAATGCTGGTACTACAAAGTTTAGAGTATATTTAGATTCTGCTAAACCAACTTTAAACGTCGATATTTACACTACCGCTAAAACTAAAACTGTTGTTTCCATAACTAATAATTTCCCGATACAAAGATGGGTCTATATAGTTGTAAGTGTTGAAGGATCCGTGGTCGATTGTTATTTAGACGGAAAATTAGTTAAGTCGCAGCAATTAAATTATTTACCAGATATGAGTGGACCATATGATATTTCATACGGAACATTTGACGCATATTTAACCAAGTTCTCACGTATTGCTTCTCCTACAGACCCACAATCTGTATGGACCAGCTATATGGCCGGAAATGGATTCTCGGCTACTTCTGGACCTGCATACGGATTCAGCTTTGTACTAACAAAAGACCAAGCACCTATCGCCAAATATCAATACCAATAAATACATTTATGGGTGAACAATAATTTTATAGTTATATAATTCGTATAACTATAAGAT